CCTGCTCCCTAATACCCGCCGCCGCTGACCCCACACGGGACACTCGGAAGCGAAGGGAGCAACAAACCATCAGTTTCGACTGATACCAACTCACCCAAACCAAAGGAGACCAAATGGCAAATCAAAACGGAGTTCTGACGAACATCCCCGATCATTATACCACCCAGTTCGATAGCAACTGGAAACACCTCGTTCAGCAAAAGAACAGCAAGCTGAAAGAATATGTCACCCTCGATTCCATCGAAGGGAAGGAGAAATCCTACAACCAACTCGACGCAACCTCGATGACGCAAATCGAGCATCGCTCTGGCGACACTCGGATCAGCAACCAATCGATGGCCAAGCGTTGGATTCGCCCGCAACAATACGACTGCGCGAAACTCGTTGATGAGTTCGACGAGCAGTTCCTCGGCGAAGTCGTCCTGCCGACAAGCCCGATCATCCAATCGCACGGCGCAGCCTACGCTCGCACTTGCGACAAGGTCATCATCGATGCTCTCGGTGGTTCAGCTTCCACCGGCCCGACAGGCATTGTTCAAACTCCATTGTCAGCAGGTCAGAAGATCGGCCCAAACTTTGTGGAGTCTGGAACTCCCGGAGCCAACCTCGGCCTCACCATCGGCAAGCTCCGCGCTGCGAAATTTCTCTTCGACTCCAACGAAGTCGATGAAGAGGAAGAGCGCATCTTGGTGGTATCCGCCAAACAGCTTCAAGACCTGCTCCGTGACACGCAAGTGACCAGCGCAGACTACAACACGGTTCGCGCCCTTGTTGATGGAAACATCAACACCTTTATGGGTTTCAAGTTCCGCCGCAGCCAGCAGTTGCCATTCCAAACAAGCACCAACGACATCCGCCTGTGCTACGCCTATGTGAAGAGCGGCATCGTCCTTGCCGAGCGTGGTCTCAAGACCCACATGGACATCCGCGCCGACCTCTCACACTCCCTTCAAATCCGTTCCGTGGCCAGCCTCGCTGCCGTGCGTATGGAAGAGAAGAAAGTCGTCGAGATCGCTTGCGACGAAGTCCTCTAAGTTCCCGCACCCCGCTGGCAGACCGGGAAATGTCTGCCACCCTTTTTTTCAATCTGTGATCTGACCGCGCCTCAATGACAGACATCCAAATTTGCAATCTCGCCCTCGCCCGACTCGGTGACGCCCGCATCACCGCGCTGACCGATTCCACGGCGCAAGCGCAGTATTGCAATCTGTTCTACACGCAGACGGTCGAGGAACTCCAAGCCGAGTTCGATTGGCAATTCTGCCGCAAGCAAGTTTCCCTCACCAGCGGCACGACTCCACTCACCGGCTACTCGGTTCAATACACCCTGCCGACCGATTTCATTCGAGCGATTCGCCTTGGCAACATCGACGCCAGCGAAAATTTCGGCACTTGGGAGATCATTGGAAGCAACCTCCACACGAACATCGCCAGCCCCGTGGCGCTCGACTACATCGCGAATATCACGACCACGACATCGTTCCCAGCCATCTTTGTCGAGGCGCTTTCCATGAAGCTCGCAGCCGTTCTCGCAATGCCTCTTACTGGCAGTAAGGATTTGTTCAAGCAATGCGTCGAACTTTATGCGGGAACAATCGGGAAGCCTGCATTCTTCCAAGCCACCGAAGCCTACGCCCCGGCTCGCGCTTCATCCGCGCCCGTCAGCGTTGCCGAGATTTGCCGCAGGGCTATCCTGCGTGTCGGCAGTGCCGATCTGTTCAAGCCCCATGGCGAACCAATGGTCATCGCCCAGTCCATTTACGAGTCGGTGCGCGACAGCTTGCTGGCCGACTTCCAGTGGTCTTTCGCTCGCGCCCAAATCTCCATCGCAAAAGACGCAGCCAACCCAACGACCGGCTACTCGTTCCGCTACGCGATCCCCACAGCCTGCAAACAAATCATCCGGGTCAACAATATCGACGACTCGGAAAACAACGCGCAGTGGGAAGTGGTTGGTGGATTCATCCATACCAACTTTGCGACCCCGATCATTCTCGATCACACCGCCACGGTCACCGATGTGACCAAGTTCCCGCCGATTTTTGTGGAACTCCTCACCACCACTCTCGCCCTCAAGTTGGCCGCGATTGTTGAACCACCCACAGCCGCCTCATCGAAATGAAATCCGAAGAACTCTTCAAAGAACTCCAATTCCTCATGTCCAAGCCTGCTCTTCTTGAAGCGGTGGAGGCTGTAGCGAATTTCAGCGGCACGCTCACTGCGACCGCCAGCGAGATCATTCGCCAAGCGGTCATGCGTGTCGGCACTGCCGATGCCTTCAAGCAAAACGGGCAACCCTTCGTCTTTGCGGCCAAATTCTACGCACAGACGGTCAAAGAAATCCTCTCCGAGTTCAATTGGCAGTTCGCTCGCAAGCAAACCTCTCTATCCGCTCCGACAACCTCACTGACCAACTACGACAACCAATACACGCTCCCAACGGATTTTGTTCGCGCCGTTCAGTTTGGAGGCGTCGATGGCAGTGAAAACTATGGCGACTGGGAGGTTTCCGGTGGGTCCATCCATGCCAACCTCACTGGCTCACAAGTCCTCGACTACATCGCTACCCCAGTCGATGACACCAAATATCCCGCCATCCTTTTTGAGATGATCGTCGTCCGACTCGCCTACAAATTGGCCATGGCGCTCGGCATGGGCGACCAAGCCATGGCAGCGGCCAAGGAAATGGAAAGTTTCGCCGCAAGGCCGTCTCTTCTCAAAGAAACCGAATCCGCCGCTGCTCCTCGCTCCACAAGCGCGATCACGACAAAAGCCGAAATCTGCAAGCAGGCCGTCATGCGTCTGGGAACCACAGACTCACTAAGTCAGACCGGCGGGCAACCCGCTCTCTTCGCCCATTCCTTCTACGACCATGCACTGGAGGAACTCCTCTCTGAACTCCCGTGGGCATTTTCCAAGAAGCAGATCAGCCTCACAGCAAACGCCACCAATCCGACCCAAGGTTACGCAAAACGCTATGCCCTGCCATCTGATTTCATTGCACTCCTGCGGGTCAACCAGATCGACACCACCGAGAACTTTGGCCAATGGGAGATCGTCGGCGGCTTCATTCATACCGACCTCGGAGCGCCGATCATCATCGACTACACCTCGCTGGTCACAACGGTAGCAGAATTCCCGGCTCCGTTTGTAGAGGCACTCATCGCCCGCATCGCAGCCAAGATCGCGCTCCCGCTAACCGGCAAGGCCGACATCGCTACCGCCCTCGCACAAGTCGCAGTAGAGACTCTCAACCGCCCGACCATCAAAGTCCTCATCGAAAAATCAGCCAAACCCCGCGCAGGGTCTGCCGCCAACTCGGTCTCCGAAATCTGCCGCCAAGCCATCCTCCGGGTGGGAAGCGCCGATGTTTTCAAACCCTACGGGGAGCCGATGGCCATCGCGACCAGTCTTTTCGACCAGACCCGCAACGAACTTCTCGCCGACTTCGATTGGCAGTTTGCTCGCATCCAATCCTCTCTCACCGCAGATGGGACGCCTCCCGCCTTCGGCTACACCACCCGCTACGCACTTCCCAGCGGCACGCTCAAGGTGCTTCGCGTCAATGGTGTCGATGAAGACGAGAACTTCGGAAATTGGGAAATCGTCGGTGGATTCTTGCACACGAACTTCACTTCGCCAGTCCGCATTGAGACGACTTCCATCGTGTCCGATGCCACCAAGTTCCCGCCGGTCTTCGTGAACATGCTCACCGTCACCCTTGCCATGAAACTTTCCCAACTCATGGAATCCCAACCCGCACAGGTCGTTCGCCAATAACGCATGAAATCCGAGGAGCTATTCAAGGAACTCCAGTTCCTCGCAGGCAAGCCCGCATTGAAAAATGCGGTCGAGGCCCGCGCCTCCTCGCGCCCATCGTCCACGCTCACCGAGGACGAACTCTGTCGGCAAGCGATCCTGCGCGTTGGCACTGCCGAGCAGTTCGGACCCTCCTCGCAGGCGATGCTGCTTGCCAAATCGCTCTACCCGCAGGTTCGCGATGCCCTGCTCCTCGCCGGATCGTGGACATGGGCGATGAAGTCCACCACGGTCATCGAGACGCTCCCGCGCCCGGAATACAAGTGGGCTTACCGCTACACGATTCCCGCAGATTGCCTGCGCGTCTTCCGTGTGAACGATTACGACTACTCGACCGGCGACTCGTCGTGGGAGGTGTCGGGCAACTTTGTCCTCACCAATGCCGATTCCGGCTCTCCCGCATGGGTCGTGGATCGCGTTTATGAAGTCGGCAATGCCGTTTCCAACAACGGCGCGGTCTATCGATGCGTGGTTGCCGGTTCCACTAAGCAACCAGGCGTGACATCTAGATGGACGACCGACTGGGATGTCTGGCTCGGCACGGCCATCACGCTGGAGTATGTCCGCAAGGTCACCGAGGTCACCCTCTTCGACTCCCTGTTCATCGACCTGCTCACGGCCAGCCTCGCCGCCAAGCTCGCGGTCCCGCTGACCGGCGATGCCGCCAAGGCCGCGCTCCTCGCCAAGGAAACCGACATCCTCGGTAAAAACCCTGCCATGCGCCGGGACTCCACCGAGCGCAAAGGCCGCATCAAGCCAGCGTGGATGTCCTCGAAGCTCGTCTCATCCCGCAATGGAGGCGATGGCGTCGATGCCTCGCAAGCCAAGGCGAGTGGGCCAGGTGGGGGAGTCAGCTACCCTTCGCTCCTCGTCCAAGTCGGAAATGTTTCCCCGGTCTCCGGCACGGCTCAACCCTTCGTCACCAACACCGGCACAGGCAACACCGCCGTCCTCAACTTCGGTCTGCCGCAAGCCGGTCTTCTCGACTCGGCCAAAACCACGCTCACCGGCAACGGCACGCTCCGCACCTTCCCAGTCAATGGACTCCGCTCCAGCGATCCGAACCATGTCATCGTGGCCATCAATGGCGTGACACAGGAACCCACCGCCGACTACCTCGTCAACCAAGGAAGCGGCACGATCACCTTCACCTCCGCAATCCCCAACGGCGCGAAGATCGTCGTCGTTGCCCTCGGACTTTACTCAGCCACCACCCAGCGCGACCCGGACAACTACATCCACGCTTTCGCCCTCAACACCGCAGGAACCTTTTCCTACTACGGACTACTGCTCAACTCCGACATCCCAGCCACCGGCTCCGCTACCGCCGTGGCCAAGTGGATCATCACCCGCTCCGCGCTCACCACCGCCGGAGCCGTCACTGCCACCGCCAAGGCGACCGATGTCGCGTGGACCAACCGGGAGACCGCCACCTACGCATGACGACCATCACTGAAAATGTCATCACCCAGCAACTGGACCTCTCCCAGTTCACGATCCTTTTGCCGGATGACACCAAGGCGCTCGTCATCTACCCAACCGCAGAAAACTTTCCTCAACCCGGCAAGGAAGCCCGCATCTACCACGCGCAGGATACACACCTCCAATGGCTGTGGGACAACGCCGCCAACACCTACCGACTCATGCTCGAAACCATCGACTGCGGCAACTTCTGAACTTTCCCCATAACACCAAGAAAACCCATCAGTTTTGACTGATACCAAACCAACAACCAAATAAATCAAATGCCCAATCCAATCCTCAAAATTAAACGCGGAAGTGGTTCGCCACAAAATCTTTCCGCTGGTGAACTCGCAATCGACACACTCAACAAGTCCCTGTTCGTAGGAACAGCAGACGGCCCGCTCGTTATCGGTGGTGAAAATGTCTTTGCTAAAAAGACTTACGCTGACGCAGCAGTGGCAGCAGAAGCCGCGCTTCGCTCCGCAGCGGACGCCACCTTGACCACCAATCTCGCAACCGAGGTTTCGGATCGAGCCGCAGCCGTCTCCGCAGCCGCAGCCACCGCCGCGAGCAACCTCGCTTCAGAAACCTCCGCAAGACAAGCCGGTGATGCCACACTGACCACGAACCTCGCTTCGGAAGTCACACGGGCGCAGGCT